GTTCATCGTAATTTTTCCAATGTCCTAGTAAAAAAAGTTCTCCTTCTAAAGCGGCTAAATCTAGTTCTGACCAGCCAGAACCGCTGCCGCTAGTAGGTTTGGGTCGTCAAGTTTAATTCCTCCGCAAACTTCAAGAATGCGGTTCATTGTTGGAACATCAAGTGCATCTTCAAATGCATCTCTATCCGCTACCAATTCTGGAAGCTGTCTTTCAAGTGCGATTGCACATGCATCAATTAGGATGTTTAGAGTTTCGTCTTCTGTCTGAGACTCACCTGTTTTTTGAATTGCTACCATAAACTTACGTAGCTCTTTAATAGATAGCGGCTTTAGCTTTGCTGTCTGCCCGTTTTGTAGCTGTACTTCTTCTACATCATATACTGTTGTTGCCAATTTAATCCTCCTAGGATCTAGTCTAAATCATTATACTAAAAATCATATACTAATACAACCACAAAAGCCCCCAATTTCTTGGGGGCCCTGTAGAATAATTATTTAATTATTAAACTGCCAATACACGGTCAATAATCTTACCGTATTCTTGTCCTTCATAGCCTGTCATGGCTGTTGGGAGCAAACGGAATGTTACTGGGAATGTAGTTGGGGCTGAACGAGCCAAAGTAAACTGTGACTGCTGTACAGAAAGTACACGACGTGCATAATATACACGCTCTGTTGAAGACTCACCTGTTGCGGTTGGTGCTTGACCAACTGCAATAAGCTGACGCTCTGTTGGTGCAATACCAAGTGCTCCAGCTGCAAGTCCGAGTGTAGTTTTCTTAGTTGTTGTTGAGCCTGACGAAATAATTGTATTATTTTGTGTGATTGCTGAGTTGTTAGCTGGATCGTCTGGCTGACCGAAGACTACTAGAACGTTCTCTAGTGTACCTTCTGACATTTCAGTTGCGATCATAACCTCCATAGCAGACTTGAACAGCTTAGCTGTGTCAAGAAGCTGATCTACTGTTACTGAATCGAATGTTGGATTGTATGTAATCTGTAGACCATTGTTTGTAAATCCTACGTTTCTATAGTAGAATGTACCAGACTCAACTGCGTTTAGAGTAGTTGTATAGGATGTTCCTGTACCAAATGCTCCTGCATTAGCTGAACCTGGTTCTGAGTTTTCGTATGTTGAGTATCCTGATGCTGTTGAATCGAGATTCGAAATAAACAACGGGGATGCACCTACGAGAATATTTTTAGCATTACCTGTATTTTGTGGCATATTGTGTTTCCACCTCCTGGAATTCTTTGTTATTAAGTTGTAAAATCAAATTTTAAATCTGGCTGGCTAGGCCTCTTTCCTCTTGGTATAATTCTAAACCATTAAGGGTAAAAAGGCAAACTCTAAAGGAATCTGCCTTGGCTGTCTGTAATTCTTGAGTACTTTATTTCTAGAATGACTTCGGCAGAGAAAAATCCCTGAAGCTCTTCTGATGGGGCAGTAGGGGATATATCGGCAACCCAAATGGTATGAAATTTAAATTCATCAGAAAGCCCTGACCATTTATTGATATCTCTGGCAGACTCATCCATTCTTCTAAACTCATCAGTCATATAGTTTCTAATCTCATTGATATCTGCCACTGAAGTTGAATATAGGGTAAATAGAATCTGCTCACAGCATATTAGCCAGTTGTCTTCATATGACATTCCTATCTTGTCGTAGACTATGTGTTTCTTGCCGCTCAAGAATTGGTTCATTTCTGCTGACTGCTGAACTGGAATAATTGGAACAATATTTTCGTTAAGATTGTCTGACCAATAGTCATCTTCGTCAAATATATTTCTAGTATACAATTCTTTCCATAGATACTTTCTAAGCTCTATCATTGCGTCTAGTTTGTAGTTAGCCGTCACATTGCACCTCCGAATGAAAGGGCTAAGGCTGAATCAGCCTGAGACCTAATTGTATTTGCTGAAAATGAATACTGAACCTTTTTAATACTAGACGGAACCTTTAATGCTTTAGTCATGCTTGAATTAAATATTTTTTGAAATCCTGATCTTTTAATTGATTCATTAACTAATCTTCCGCTAAAAAATCTTGAATGAGCTAATGTAAATTGATTACGTGCTGCTGATCCACCAGGTCTCTTAACTGTTACCGCAGCTCCCTTTGGCATAAACACTGTTTCTCCATCAACTTCAAATACTAGCCTGTCTGCATTTTTAGGTTTAATTACTAATGGATTTCCTTGCTCCATTACAGAGGCTTTGTCTATAAACATATGTCTTCTGCTACTGTTAGATGATGGCACTAAAGATCTAGAGGGGAGAAAGTCATAATTAACCTTAAATGATAAACCCTGTTCAGATATTTTATTTAGCTTAAAAAGTCTAGCAGTCTTGTTGCCTGCTTTCTTCCACTCATATACGTGGTGCAAAGACTTAGGCTTGCTTCTAGCAAGTGCGTCTATATAGTTACCAAAGTCTGTGTCGATCTGATCAAAAATAATTCTATTGAATGCACCTTGAAATTGTTTATTTGTTGTAAGCTTAGATATTACTGCTGCCTCATAATAAACATAAGCTGAAATCTGAGCGACTGTGCTATCTCTAAGTGGCCCATTTTGATTTGCATGCATCATTCTTTCAAGTCCGCTTGCTGCCTGAACCAGTAGTACGCTATTGTCCAATTTGCTGGTTCTCCGATCTCTTCATAGATGAGTTATATGCAATGACACGACCGAATGGATCTGTTACTGGGGTTGTTCCCATAACCTCAAACACGGTTGGCGTTTCGTTAGGGAAGTTTATTTCATACCAGATAACATTACCATTATTATCTTTAATATTAGTTACCTTTTCTCTGGGAGTTAGTCTCTCAGAAGTTCTAACCTGAATGATCTGATCGTTTAAATATTTGTTTGAAAATATCTGCTTGTCGCTAGATCTAGTTGTTGCAGAGTTGCTAATAACACCCTTTGCGTGGCATGAAACAGTTTTATAATATGACCATTCTCTAACAATTGCTCCAGTATCAGAATCTTGAGTCTCAGACTGTTTATATACATCTAAGTGCATAGACAGAACTGAGTCTGTTAAGTCGTTCATTATATAATTGCTACCTTAGTTGTTAGGACATAGTCTGCGAGGAGAGCGTCTGCGTATGCGTTTCCTGTTCCAGTATAAACATTTCCGCTATACTCAAAATCCCAGTCAAACGTTGAAATATTTTTAATATACTTATTTCTCCATACAATATCTTTTGAAAAATAATCTTTCATTAATTCTATAGCTGCCAGCTCAACATTATCAGGAACTTTTTCCCATCCAAATCTACCCTGAACTTTATACTCTACTCCAGTTTTAAAAATACTATAGCTGTCATGAATGCTTGGCGGAACCATACCGTTAGCTACATATACAGTGTTATCTAAAGCGTCAGATAAATTTACTTTAATTCCATATCCAGTTTCTGAAATGTCAATTGGATAATTCCAGCTATTGATATCATTAAACTTATCAAATATCAAAGTGCCGCCTTCATAAAGCTCGTGAAGATCATAAATCTTATCTGCAATTGGTAGCACGTTTGAACCATATCCATACACTACACCTACATCGTCATATAAATAAAACTTTTGACCAGTATAATCTTCAATAATTTTACGAGCATATTTTTCAGCTCTAATAAGATCTCTATAAGATTTATAGTTTGGATCTGAAGAGTCTGTGCTTATACCCAAGCATCCACATGCATTTCCAAAATCAACATAGGGAGTTACGACAAAAACTTCTTGTGAACGAACAATGCTTGTTGAATCTACAGTGTAATACCACTCTAGTCTTAAAGTTCTATTTCTACTTGTATACTGATATGGAATATTAACAGAGTATGTTCCAGGATTATTTTCATCCGCATACGTATTCAATGTTTGAAGAGGAGTAGTCGGATTAATTAAAGGGTTTATTGCAGGGTCAACTGTTACATCATATATTTTAACCACTGGCAAACTATCTAGTGCCATTACTTCGCCATTCCAAAAAACCTGATGTGTTACTGGTGACTGGGTATTAATTAATATCTCTGCCATATTATAGGCTTAGATTAGTTGTAGTACTCCTGGACTTCCTTTGGAGTTGCTAATCTAAAGCCCTCCTCCTTATCAAAAATTTCTTGTGCATCATCTCTGTGCATTGCTACAAATGGGTGGTCTTTTGTGAACGTGTATCCCATAATATCATACCTAAAGTTAGCTCTGGTCATTCTTACTAATACTGTATCCTCTGGATGTTCCGCCTTTGGATCAAACTTAGGCAATAATTCTACTGACATATCTTCTTCGTCTTCTTCCATCTTATCAATGGTCTTGTTATATACAGACCAGGTTACGCCCTCTTCTGCAAGAGCCGCAATAATATCGGCTTTATTTTTTAAGCCGTCTGTATCGACTGCAAAGTCTTCTGCAATCTTCTTTATTTCTGAAACCTTCAATGTCTCAAATGACATGTAAATCTCCTATTTCTACTCTAAACAATTATAGCATTACTAAATTAAAATGAAAAGCCCCCAAAAATTAATTCGGGGGCCTTTCCAGCTGGTTAGCAATAATTAAATTATGATGCTACCTTAACGTTCTTAACAACGACCCAAGCGTCTGCTTGCTCGATCTGGACGCCAACACGAGTATACATTGTGTACTCAATTGAGTCCTTACGTGGCCAGAAGAAGCGGTAAACAGTTACATCACGCTTGATACCAATAACTACGTTATTTGGGAATGTCAAGTGGATATCTCCGTGATTACCAGTCTCTCCTGAGTAATCGCCATCTTGTGCCTCTGGAAGAAGTGGAACTTCAACAATCGGAATACCGAATGCGAATGGTGCCACATATCCTGCTGGGCCACCTAGTGGCTGTACACCTTGACCACGGATTACGCTTGAAGCGATATCTTGTGGAATTGTGTTGTTTGTTCCAATACTGTTGTTGTATAGGAAGTCTTGGATTAGGTTTGATCCTGCCAAGAAACGAAGGTCTGCACGACGTTGCTTGTACTTACGTGGAAGAGCCTTAAGAGCGCTGTTAAATACAGCACGGCTTACTGCAGCTCCACCTGCGTCTACAACGTGTCCATAGGCCTTAGCCTTCTTTACTACACCGTCAAATGACTTGTATAGTGCGTCTGATGAAAGAGCTGTATTTCCATTGAGGACTACGTCTTCAATATCGTTACCTGCCTGTGTTGCCATCATACGTGCGATGTGATCTTCTAGGTCTGGACCTTCAATGTTGTCTTCTAGAGACTCAGTTGAAAGTTCCCAATCTAGACGAAGTTTCTTTGTTGAGAGAGAGATCTTTGAGAAAGTTACAGCGCTGTTTGCGGCTGTGTCATCTCCTTCAGTAGCAAGCTTCATAAGCTTCTCGCCAACTGACATACGATCAATCTCAGTAGTGTCTGCTCTCATGCGGACAGTACGTGCGACCTTACCGATTACGGTAGCGTCGAACATGTAGTCCAGGAAGCGAGCTGATTGTTCTGCGTTTAGAAGACCGCCGTTGCCTGCCTCACTACCTTGGTGAACACCAGTTACGTTAGAACCTGTGTCAGCAATGGAAGTGAATGTGCCTGTAGCAGTTGTACCTGCTGCGATTGTCTTCGCTAATAGTTCATTACTCATTTTATATTTTCACCTACCTTTTTTTTAGTTAAAAATTTCATTTACGGAACCGAGGAAAGAACCGTTCCACTTTGATTTTTTGATTGTTACTTCCTGAGACCCGCCAAGGTCCGAGGACTTCTTAATTGCAGTCTCTGATTCTACTGCATCGACACGCTTCTCTACGCCATCAATCGTGTTCTTGATATTTTCTACAGCCTTTGAAAGTGCTGCATGCTGTTCTGCCAATTCTGAAATTCGACCATCTACGCTCTTGCTGAACGTTTCAACTGTATCTTTAATAGTTGAAACCTGTGCGGCATTTGCTTCTGAAGCCTTATTCAATGTCTCTGAGAAAAATCCCTTAAGATCGCCAAGCATCTTTGCAAAATCAGGTTCATCAACCATAACTTCTGATACGTCGGCTGCTTTTTCTAGAGTTTCGGCAGAAGCGTCTGTTGATTCTACTGGTGCTTCTACAACTGCTGGTGCTTCTTCAGCAACAACTGGTGCTTCTTCAACAGGAGTTTCTACTACAGTCTCTTCGACTGCTACTGTTTCTGTATTTTCTGACACTTCATTACCTCCTTCTATGTCTGCCTGTTTTGCAATTTGTGTTTCAGGCAAGGACAATCTTGATCTTTTATGTAAATCAAGAATCTTATCTATTTCTTTTGCTTTGTTAACGTCGTTTGATTCTACCCAACCGATCAATGTTGCAGGCTTACCTGTAACTGGAGAATCGTATGATGATTCTGTTGATACAAATACCGAGTCACTATCTGCACAATAAAAAATATTTTCTGCTACAATCTCTGTTGCCATTCCTTTAAATACTAGCTGACCATTCATTTTCTGAACAGACAAGATGTTGCATAGTTCGTTTGCTGGAGAGTCAACTACTGACAACTCCATCAATGCGTATTCTTTAATAAATCTAACGGTCTTTCCATTTGACTTGTTAACTTCGTTTTCTGATTCTACAATCTTTCCGCCGATTGAAAATCCTGCCAATGTTCCATCAAGAATCTTTTCCCAAGTATCTTGTGCGCCCTTTGAGATGTATGCGTCAACATAAACTCCATTGTAAAATTCTTTTGTTGATGGATCGTAAAATGTTTCTGGCTTAAATGAAACCATCTTGCCAACTGCATTTGATCCGTGCATCCTC